TCGATCCCCCTCGTCTCCACCCGAGCATTGAATGAGGCTCCAACGCAAGTTGGGGCCTTTTTTCATATAGGCACACAAGGTCAAAGGCGGCACCATGATCCTCCTGGTCGACAAGATCGTGCGTTGAACGGGCGTCGCGTGCATGGTAGTATTTCACGTCGTGGTTCAAGATGGGTGGCCCGCTTTGACAGCCTCTATCAAATCCACCACTTAACAAGGGCTCTTGGCGCAACGGTTAGCGCAGGGGACTCATAATCCCTGGGTTCTGGGTTCGAATCCCGGAGGGCCCACCAGGAAAACAGCAGGCCGGGCCGTGTGCCCGGCCTTTTGCATAAAGGGGCGGCGCGTCTCCATCCGTCGCCGCCGGCTCACTCTTCCATGATTCTATGCACCGCGCGGGCCGCGTCCTCGGCCTGATCCGCGCCCGGCCGGAGGTAGTGCCTGTAGTCGGTCTGGAGGTCGGTGTGGCCGTGGAGGCGCGACACGAGCGTGTCGGGGAGCCTGGCCGCCTGCATCAGCGTCTCGGAGGTGTGGCGCAGCATGTCGGGCGGGATGTACCGCAGGCCCGCGCGCTCGAGCTCGGAGCGCCAGACGCGCGCGAACCAGTTCCCTCCCCACGGGACGATGCGCGAGGCCGCCCAGGCGGCCGCCTCCTCCGGGTCGGCAGGGCGGGCCTCGCCGAGGAGGGCCAGGAGGCGCGGGCGCCCGGCCACGAGCAACGGGACGGTGCGCGCCGAGAACTCGGTCTTGGTCTTCTCCCTGAGGCCGTCGTCGTCGGTGTAGGTGCGGTCGATGACGACCGAGACGGTCCGCTCGACCTCGCCGGTGGCGGCGTTGACCGTCGCCGACGCCACGATGCGGTCGGGCGAGACGGCCAGCGCCTCCTCCTTGCGCAGGCCGCTGAGGCCGAGGATGAGGTAGGCCTCGACGGGGGAGCCCTGTAGGGCCTCGAGGGCGCGGGCGCACTCATCGGCCGTCCACGGCCTGACCTGCTCCCGGTGGCGGCGCGGGGTCGGGACGCGGCGCGAGAACGGCTTGGAGTCCATCAGCTCGTCGTCGTATGCGGCCCGCAGGACGGCGCGCAGGACGGTCTTGCAGCCGTGCGGGGCGCTCGCCGCCTGCACGACGGCCTTGACGTCCCCGTGGGTTATCTTGCACAGGGGGCGGTCGCCGAGCGCCGGGAGCACGAAGCGCTCCATGGCGGCGTCGTACTGCCGCAGCGTGGCGGCCGAGCGCGGCTCGCCCCTCGTGCTGGGGGACGGCCGGAAAATGCCGTAGTAGTACTGCCTCAGGGTCACCGAGCCGCCGAGTGCGGCCGATGCCCCCATCTCGGCGGACAGGCGGATGCACTCGGCCTCGGCCTCCTCGCGCGTGTCGACCGTGCGCGAGACGGTCCTCTTCCTTCCGTCCGCCGTGCGCCCCTTCGTGACGCGCACGCGCCACCTGCCGGACTCGGTCCTGCAGATCGTCCCGGCCCCTTTGGACCTGACTCGTGCCATAATGTCTCCTATGGGTTGCCCGGGCCTTATCTCCGTTTCGTCCCGGCATTCCTGTCGCCGTCCCGCGCCTAGGTTCCAGCTGCGCGCGGGGCGGCTTTTTCTTTTAACCCGTGATGAGTGCCGCGGCGTAGCCCGCCACGACGGACAGCAGCGCTATCGCGGCCTCCCTCATGAACACCGACCTGCCACGGCGCCGCTCCTCCTCGGCCCTCGCCGCGGCCCATCGGTCGCGCCTCTCCCTGTACGCAGCGGCCTCATCGGCGTAACGCCTTCCCTTCGGCGTGACATCGTAGCGGACGGCGCTGCCGATGATGCGCTCGAGGCCGTCGATATACCCGAGACGCTCAAGCTCCACGGCGTCCCTTATATCACCGAGCGAGCCGCCTTCCATCTTCTCGAGGGCATCCTCGAGGGACGGCGTGAGCGGTATGAAACGATATTCGTCGACGTAGCCGGAATAGTCCGGCTCTATATCGCGTTTGGAGAAGAAATGCACGACTGCTCCTTCCTTCGACAGCTCATCATCGTGATCGTGTTCTGGACCATCGGGTGGCTCATCGGCATGGCGACCACCGGCCGCCTCTAGGGGAGAAGATATGCACGACGACTACTCCTTCCTCCGTGGCCTCATCATCGCCATCACGTTCGGGCTCCTCGGTCACCTGCTCGCGCTCGCGTATCTCGGCCGCCTCTAGGGGGTGCCGCGATGAATAGACGCGACCTCGCGGCCATGGCGGCGATATACGCCGCGTTCCTCGCGGCCCTCTTCACGGCGCTGCGGGCGCTCGTCTCGGCGCTCCTCTAATCAGATCCGTTCAGTTCACGGGCATCGCCTCCCTAGATGTAGACGCATGGGGTCTCGCCCTCGACGGTCGATTTGAGCGTGAAGTTGCCGTCCACCATCCTGAAGTAGTAATCCGTGTAGCCGTTGCCCTTGCCGACCCTCACGTTCGCGGTGTAGAGGACGGCGTCGGCGGTGTAGCCGAGCCTCGCGCCGATATAGCGCTTGGTGGGGTACTCGTAGTTGAGGCGGAACTCCAGGACCTTCTTGGGGACCTTCCCCCGGCTCGTGAGGGGCTGCCAGCCCATGAGCCTGAAGGTCGGCTTGGCGCTTGCTGGCAGGGCCGCGCGGCAAGGGCCCTTTATGAGCTGTTGGGCATCCGACATGCAGCGGGCCTCGGTGAGGGCGGCGACGTTGACGCCGCGGTTGCGGAGGTTGATGTAGCAGGGGTCGTTGACGTTGCGCATCTCCTCGCGTGCGGACTCGTCGAGGGACCGCAGCGCCCTGTCCTCCTCCTGCTCGCGGCGCATGTTCGCGCCCGCCTCGCGCCAGCCCTCCTTGAAGGCGTCGGCGCAGTCCTTGAGAAAACCCATGGCGCTACCTCTCGTCCCGCTCGCCCATGTACCAGACGACGCGGCCCTTGCAGACCACGGGCTCGTCGCCCGGCCCGGCGAGGATGTCGTCGTACTCGCCGCTGTGGCTGTCCGCCGTGAGCATGACCGTGGAGCGGCCCCGGGTGTAGTTGCGCACCACGGCGCCGTAGTCGGACGTCTCGGCGAGCACCGGCTGGCCGTTGACCGGCTCCATGTCGGGGTCGACCAGCAGCAGGGCGTCGTGGGGGAAGCGGTTGTCCATGCAGCCGCCCTGGGCGTGGACCATGAAGCCGCGAGGGTGCGCGTCGGCGATGGAGGCGGGGACCTCGACCTCGTCGGCGAGGTTCCCCTCGTCGCACGGCTCGCCCATGTGGGCGAAGCCCAGCAGGGGGACCATGCGCGAGGTGCCGCTGATCGCGGCCTCGGCGGCGTCCTCTCCCATGAGGTCGGCTACCGTGGTGTTGAAGAGGTCGGCGAGTTGACGAAGGATAGGCGTCCTCGGCGTGGCGCGGCCGCTTTCCCACTGACTTACCGACGAGTAGGTAAGACCGAGCTTGTCCGCCAACTCTGCCTGCGTGAGGCCCAGCTCGTCGCGGTGTGCGCGAATCTTCTTCCCGAGGTCCATCTTTTCACCCCTTTAGGTAAATTACAATTTCCCTTTAATTTTATTAAAAAAGTAGTTTGAATTATCTTGAATGTGTTGTAATATGATTACAGCGAAAGGAGGACGGGATGACAGAAACGTTGAGAGAGGTCCGAGAGCGCAAGGGCGTCAAAAAGGGCGCCGTAGCCGAGGCGATGGGCGTCACCTACCCCACCTATCAGCGGTACGAGGAGACGAACCGAATGCCCACCGACGCATTCGACGCGGCCTGCCGCTTCTTGGGCGTCTCGCGAGATTCTATTTTTTTGGCCAACGACTTGAATTAAATTAAAGTCACAAACGAAACGGAGAGAACCATGAACGAGAACTACATCGACATCGAGCTGGGCGGCTGGAACATCCCCGAGGCCATCACGGTCGAGGCCGAGCCCGTCGAGGCCCGCGACTTCTCCGACTTCGAGCTGTAGGGGAGGGCGACATGAACACCAAGAAGAACTACCCCTACCACGTCATCTTCAAGCAGAACGATGACCTCGACGGCGCCATGTGCGAGACGACGGAGTCGGTGGTGAACCGCATCTGCCACCTGTTCGGCTTCGCTGACTGGGCCGTGAGCATAGTCGAGGGCGACCTCGACAGCGCCGAGATCGCCGGCACGCGCTACTACGTGTACACCTCCGTGCGCTTCACCGCCAACGGCATCGGCTGGTCGACGGACTTCGAGAACCTAACCCGCGACCCGGTTTTCGACGAGCGCTAGGGAGGGCGACATGGGGAAGAAGGTCAGCTACGACTTCGAGGACATCGACGGCTCCTACGTCGAGACGAACCGCAGCGTCAGGTATCGCATCGGGAATAGGTTCCACCTCTGCGATATCACCGACATCAGGATCTTGGAGAAGGGGACCGAGAAGCTGGGCGAGCTCGACGGGACCGAGTACTACATCGCCTCGCCCGTGACGTTCGCCCTGTACGGGCGAGTCTACTTCACGCTGGGCGACACGCTCTTCTACATGCCCGAGCTCGAGAGCACCTACTTGGGCGGCGATGGGCGATGAACAAGTTCTGTCAGGCGGTTCGCCTCGTGGTCGCCATCGTCGTCACCACGCCGCTCGTTCTGGCCGTCGCGGCGCTCGCGCTGGTCGAGTGCCTCTTGAGGATGGTTTCCAGGGCGTTGACAAGGCTCGGCATCTCCATCCTCAGAACCCTGTCCTAGCGGCGACAGGCCCCGCTCCCGGGGCGGCACCGGTTCCGCAGGTCTCCGATAACCAACGCTGCGGACGTTCCAGCCGGTGCCGTGCCGGGGGCGGGACCCCTACACCCGCCCCGCCTTCCTGCGAGGGGCCGCGCCCGGCGACTCGGTGGCGCGGCCCGGCGGCGGGGCAATCGAAATGGAGGTAAACGAAATGGAGGAGATCGCATGGACGGTAAGTCCGAACGCTACGGCAGCCCGTGGCTCACGCAGTCCGAGGCCGCGTCGTATGCCCGCACCAGCAAGGAGCGCATCGCGCAGCTCATCGCGACCGGCAGACTCCGCGCCTACTGGTCGCCCGGCAGCGACCAGCGAAGCGCCAACCGCGCCAAGCTGGTCAACAAGGCCGACATCGACGAGCTGCTGCGCGCCGACGCCGTCGAGGTCAGGGAGGTGTCCCGTGCGCTTTTCGGGGCCGCTTAGGGCGGCGGGCGCCGTGGCGGGGTGGATCGCACTCAGTCTGCTCACCGAATACGTGCTGATACCGGCGGTGCTGTGGACGGTGCTCGCCCTGTTCGGGCAGGCGCCGGCATGACGGCCCGCATCGAGTTCTCGGCGCGCCTCGTGGCCGGCAAGCAGCGCCACAGGCTCGACCGCAGGCACGCCCGGATGTACACGCCGTCCGAGACCGTGAGGGCCGAGAGGGCCATCGCGCTGGCGTGCCGGGAGGCGATGGCCGAGGCGGGCATCCAACCACTGCTCTTTGGCCCGCACGAGCCGGTGATTCTCACCGTCAACGCCTACCGGCCGCTGCCGGAGAGCAGGCCCAAGCGCGTGCGCTCGGAGCCGGACACCTACAAGCCGGACGCGGACAACGAGGCCAAGCTGGTCATGGACGCGCTCAACGGGCTCGTCTGGGCCGACGACGCGCAAGTGGTCGACCTGCACGTGGTGAAGCACCCCAGGGCGCGCGGGCAGGCCGAGCGCATGGACATATCGATAGCGCCCGGGTGGTCCGGGCGCAGGGATGAAACGGAGGAAATGTAATGAAACGCAAGGCATTCAAGGACTTCATGGACCAGGCGGCCGGGAACGTCCTCATCAACGCCGAGCTCAACGAGGACAGCCTCGAGAGGGACGGGGTTGACGTGGCCGTGCTCCGCGGCGTCGCGTACGGCATCGCCGTCGCGCCCGCGATGATCGACGAGGAGCCGGTCGAGTTCGACCGGAGCTTCCTCCTCACCCTCATCGCATACTCCAAGAAATGCGAGGAGTATTACGCGGAGAATGGCGCCATCGCCACCATCTCCAAGATGGCCGGCCGCGAGGTGAGCGTCGATGAGTAACGAGATCATCGAGTTCAGGGACGATGCGGGCATGCCCGTCAAGTTCACCTCGCAGGACATCCGCGAGCGCCTGTGCCCCAACGCCACCGAAAGTGAGCTGGCGCTGTGCGTGGAGCTTTGCAACCGCCAGCACCTGAACCCCTTCACCAAGGAGGTCTACCTGGTGAAGTACAAGGACGCGCCGGCGAGCATCATCACGAGCTATCAGGTGTTCAATCGCCGCGCCAACCGTCAGGAGAGCTACGGCGGCATCAAGAGCGGCGTCGTGGTGATGCGCGAGGGACAGATCGTCAAGAAGCGCGGCAGCGCCGTCTACAAGCAGGTGGGCGAGCGGCTTCTCGGCGGCTGGGCCGAGGTGCAGTTCAAGGACGGCAAGGAGCCGGCCTACGTGGAGCTGGCGCTCACCGACTACAGCACCGGCAAGAGCAACTGGGCGAAGATGCCGGGCGTCATGATCGAGAAGTGCGCCAAGGCCGGCGCGTGGCGCCTTGCCTACCCTGACGAGTTCGGCGGGATGTACACGGGCGAGGAGATGGACCAGAAGGTCGCGCAGGACATGCGCGCCGGCACTCAGGCTGTCGAGGCCGAGAGCGTCGAGCCCGTGGCCGACCTGCAGCCCGTGCGCGACCTGTTCAAGCCGTTTATGGCGGCGACCGCGCTCGACAGCGCCGGGGCCATGGCGGCCATCTGCGCCGCCGTGGGCTGCTCGTCGGGCAACATGCACGACATGACGTTCATGCAGGCGCGCCGCGCGGCCTCGTGGATGGAGGAGGAGATCGCGGCCCGCAAGGCGCAGCCCGAGCCCGCCGCCCCCGAGCCGGAGCCCGCGCCCGTCTATGAGCCCGCGCCCGTCGAGTATGCGACCGACGACGACCTGCTGGGAGGCTTCTAATGGCAGACGAGGTTTTGGCAGTCGAGGCCGTGCCGCTCGAGGAGGACTTCGACACGCTGGTGGCGTCGCTCGCCATCGACGACACGCTCGAGGACAAGCTGGCAAAGCTCAAGAAGAACGTGGACGAGAAGCTGGCGGACTACGTGGACGTCAAGCGCATCGAGAAGGACGAGGACTTCAAGGCGGCGAAGAAGTACCGCGCGGCGGTTAACGACGTGAAGAAGCCCATCGAGGCGCAGCGCAAGGCCGCGAAGAAGAAGTACAGCGACCTGCTCAAGACGTTCGACAAGACCATCGGCGAGATCACGGCGCCCATCGACGCGCTCTCCGATGAGTACAAGGCCGAAATCGACCGATACGACGGCGAGTGCAGGGCCCGCCGCCTCACCGCGCTCAGTGGCCACTACTACGACCTCGCGGGCGAGATGGGGCCGCTGGTGCCCTACGAGCGCATCGCCGACGACAGGTGGCTCAACGCGAGCTTCGGCGAGGTCAAGGCCAAGAACATCATCGAGCGCCGCGTGGGCGAGCTGCTGCACCAGTTCAAGTTCGTCAACGGCCTCGACTACGCGGACGAGTCCGAGAAGGCGTGGGCCGTGGCGTGGTGGGCGCGGCGACTGCCGGCGGACTCGGGCGAAGTTGCGACTGCGGTCGCCGCGCATCGCGAGGAGGTCGCCAAGGCCGCCGCGCTCGCGGCGACCTACGAGCAGGCGACGGCGCCCGCACCGGAGCCCGAGCCGGAGCCCGCGCCGCTGCCGCCCGACCCCGAGCCGATGCCCGCCGAGGAACCTGAGCCGCCCTTGGGCGTGCCGAGGTGTGTGCGGGTGGTCCCGTCGCGCCCCGAGCCGGATGCGGCCGAGGATGCGGCCCCAGCACCGCAGAGGGGCTACCGCGTGGTCATCGAGTGCGCCACGGCAGACGAGCTGCGTCGCGTGAGGTCCGTCATGGTCGAGAACGGCATTCACGGATACGTCGAGAGGATGTAGGACATGGAGGAGAAGAACCTGCCGCCGCTCCGAACGCGGGAGCAGCGCAAGGAGGCGATGGCCAAGGCCATCCACACGCGCCGCGAGCGCGCCGCGTTCAAGGCCGCCTGCAAGGCGGGCAACATCCCGCCCGAGGCGGCCATCGAGGCTCCCATCGCGCAGAGGCTCAAGGTCGAGGAGTTCGCCCGCTCATTCCCGGGCATCGGCACGGTCAAGGCGAAGGTGATCGTCAAGGCGCTTGACATCCCCGATGGTCGCCGCGTGAGCGGCCTGGGGTACATGCAGGGGCCGCGCCTCGTCGAGGCAATCAAGAGCCACATGACCGCGAAGGAGGACGGGCAGTGAGCATCAACCGAGTGAACATCAGCGGCAACCTGACCCGCGACCCGGAGCTTCGCGCCACGGCGGGCGGGACGCAGGTCCTGTCCTTCGGCGTGGCGGTAAACGACCGCCGCCGCAACGCGCAGACGGGCGAGTGGGAGGACTACCCCAACTTCGTCGACTGCACGATGTTCGGCAACCGCGCCGAGGCCGTGGGCCGTTTCATCGCCAAGGGCATGAAGGTCGCCATCGAGGGCAAGCTGCGCTACAGCTCCTGGGAGCGCGACGGGCAGAAGCGCAGCAAGCTCGAGGTTATCGTCGACGAGATCGAGGTCATGGTGCGCCGCGAGGGGCAGGCGCAGGCCCAGCCGCAGCAGAGCCTCGCGGACACGGTGCCCGTGCAGTCCCGGGCGCAGGCCGCGCCGCAGTGGAACGCCCAGCAGGCCTACGCCGCGGTCCCGCAGCCCGAGCTGTACGACGACGACATCCCGTTCTGATGCGGCGCGCGCTGGACATACTCCGCGACCACTGGGAGGCGGCCGTGTTCGCCGCCTCCTTCGCCGCGGGGTTCATCTTCTTCTCATCGATTCTTTGGGGGTGGTTCTGATGGCCAACAAGTTCACGTGGTTCCCGAAGCTCACCAACGCCTTGGAGCGCGTGCCGGAGGGGCCTCGCGCGCAGCTGCTCTGGGCCATCGTCCAGTACGGGACGAACGGCGTGGAGCCCGAGTTCGAGGACTGGGCCCTCTCGGCGGTTTTCGAGAGCCTGCGCGAGGACATCGACAACTCAGTCGAGGCGCGTGCCAAGAACAAGGGCGGCAGACCGCGCAAGGCCAAGCCCGAGGAGGAACACGAGACTAGAAAAGAAAACGGTGGTTTCGAGGTTTCGGAAACCCAAGAAACGGGGGTTTCGGAAAGTGAAAACGGTGGTTTCGAGGTTTCGGAAACCCAAGAAACCCCTCCTTATATACCAGACCATACCAAGCCAGACCAAACCATAGACAGTCTAATCCAGGGCAGGGCAGATGCAATGCCCGCCGCGCCCGAGGGCTTCGAGCCGCCGACCCTCGACGAGTGCCGAGCGTATTTCGCCGCCAACTGCATCAGCGGCGACCCCGACAAGTTCTGGGCGCACTACGAGTCGCAGGGCTGGATCCGCTCGAACGGGATGCCCGTGACCTCGCTCAAGGCCGCGGCGATGCTGTGGAACGGCAACCAGAAGCGCCTCGACGCCGAGGCCCACGCCCGCGGCAAGCCGACCGATGCCGAGATTCAGGCCGCCACGTTCAAGCCGACGAGGACGCCCGAGCAGACGAGGGCGGAGCTCGAGCGCAGGTGGCGCGAGGAGCACCCGGGCATCGACCCGGCGAAGGTGAAGGCCCCGAGGGGGACGACCGCCGACCCGGTGGCGCTCAAGGCGTACCGGGACGCGCGGCGCCTGCTGGATGCGAGGGCCGCATGCGAGAGGAGGGCGTCATGAGCTTGGACGCCGAGAGGAGCGAGAACATGGGCAGACCGAAGGGGTCAGCGAGCATCTACGACGAGGGGCCGCGCAGCGCCCGCTGCGAGACATGCGGGTTCTGCGCCGTGAGCGAGGCGGTCATGACGGCGTCCGGCGAGGGCCGCAAGCGGTACACGTGCATGCGCTGCCCCGACTTCGTGCACGCCACGCAGGGGCTCGCGAGGTGCAACTACTGGGAGGCGCGACATGAGGGCTGAGTCGTTGGACATGCGAGGTGGCCACGTGCTCGTGTGTCGTCAGTGCGGCAGGCGGTTCCGGGCGATAAGCGCTCGCCAGAGGTACTGCTGCGGATGGTGCGAGAACGTGGCGCACAGGAACGCGAGCAAGCGGCCCGTGGACGTGTACCTCGGAACGAGGAGTGAGTCGGGCCGAGAGGTCAACGCCATGCGTGCGGCGCTGGCGGAGGGGAGGCGCATCTGATGCGTGACGGTTACCTGCTCAACCTTCGGACGTTCCACGAGGTGAGGGATGACAAGGCGCAGGCGCTCAAGCCGCTCGAGGAGGCGGCCGAGGTGTTCGGTGCCTGGCAGGATTGCGACGACATGCGGTACAGCCAGATCATGACGGCGCGCAGGGAGTACCGCAAGGACCTTATAGACGAGTGCCTGGATACCGTGCAGGCGACCGTCAACCTGCTGGCAGCCGTCGGCGCCACGCAGGGCGAGGTCGATGCCGCCATCCGGCGCATGGACGAGAGGAACCGAGAGAGGGGACGTTTGTGATGGAGACTTTGGAGCAGATCAAGGCAGACGCAGTCGAGGTGTTCCATTTCGACCGCGAGTGCAGGCCGCAGGACAGGGCGCACGCCTACCTGGGGAAGTACCGCGTGAGGCGCGGCTACAACGACACGGCGATGCAGGTCGCGGTGACCGACATGATCGAGCGCGCCTACGAGGCGGGAAGGGCGGAGGTCGCCGGCTTGAGCCTCGTGCAGAACCTGCGCCGCCAGCTGACGAGCATCGAGGCGACCGTCGGGGATGCCATCGACCTGCTCGACAAGAGTACGGGGGCGGTGGAGTGCGATGAGTGACTCGAGGGTCGGCGGCTACCCGATGGGGGTGACCGACGCCGCCATCGAGCGCCACTTCGGCGGGACCGGTGAGCCTCGGATGTGCGGGAACTGCAGGCACTTCTGCGGCAGCGACATCCACGTCGACTACGGCTACTGCCACCTCGAGTTCGAGCACGCCTTCGACGCGGAGGCGCCCGACCGCAAAGAGGGGCACCGGTGCCTGGCAAAGTGGGCCGCGGCGTGGCTCATGGGAAACCTGCTGTACTGCGAGGACGAGTGCAGCGAGTGCCGCGACTACGAGGAGGTTCGATTATGAATATCGACATCAAGACCGCCGACGGCGAGGAGATCGAGCTGGGCGGCACGTATTACGACGGACGTGGAACCGAGTACAGGCCGGTCGGTATCAGGCTGGTCGACTATCACCGTATCGCCAAGGTGTCCCTCTCGTGCCTTACCGGCAAAGCGGACAAGCTCTGCTGTGTCTCGATGCGACCGAACGAGCTTTACTCCACCCCGCCCGACAGCTGGGAGAAGCTGGAGGAGGACTTGGACAAAGGCGAGGACATATGTGACTACTACGAAGAATGTCCCAAGGAAATGTATGGGAAATCATGCTCAGACTGCAAGAAGGCGGCACTCAAGAACATTGCATCCCGCATCCGCAAGCTGAGGGGTGAGGACGAATGAAATACAGGGTCTGCATGAACTACATCATCGACATCCCGGACGGGGAGATAGATGGCGAAATGGTGAGCACTGCGGAAATCGCCGAAGATGCCCAATGGTTTATCGACGAGTACGCACGTGAGTCCTACTGCTCGATGGTCGAGATGACGGGTGAGGACGAATGAGCATCATCGAGCGTATCGACATGTTCACTATGTCTCTGCCGCATAACTGCTTGTATTGCAAGTTCGGCGACATCGTGTTTAGCGGCTACGATGACCTCGTTGGTGACCACCTGGCGTGCATGTTTCACGCCGCCGACGGGCTGAAAAGCAAGAAGTTCGCTGACGTGCCTAAGCCGAACAAAGATTTCCAACGCACATTCTGCCCGATTATGAACTGGGACGAGCACTGCGACTCGTTCATGCCAATCAAGTTCGGCGGGAAGAAGTTCAAGGTTCTCGACCATTGCGGACTTTTCGATTCCTACTGGAAGAGCGGTGAGAGCGATGGCTAACGGTTGTGTGGTGTGCGGTAAGACGCGATTCAACTTCGGCGATTACGACGAGGGTGTCGAGATGCGGATTGACGAGATGGACACTGGCGAGCACATCATCGTCGTCGACCCTCCGTACGCATGGAGCATCCCGATTAATTACTGCCCGTTCTGTGGGCGCAAGCTGGGGAGTGAGGACTGATGAACGGCGTTTCGATTCCAGTTTGGTACTCAAAGCCCGGTAGCGACAAAAGGGTCAAGGCCTTGCTGCTCGACACTTATGACGGATACGCGACAATCGCGCTCGAATCAGGTCGGTTCGTTATCGACCACATCGAGTATTTGACGCTCGATGATGCTGCGGGCGTATTCGAGCAACATGAGTGGATGGACGGTGAGGACGAATGACCGACAAAATCAAGCTGAAACCCTGTCCGTTCTGCGGTTCAACTGACCCGTTTATATTCACCTGCTCAACACTCGATAGCGATGAGACAAGGTACGGCTTCTATTGCTGGCTCTGCAAGACAAAAGGGCCGCAAGCGCCAAGTGAAGAGTTGGCGGCAAAAGCATGGAACAGGAGATGTAATGACAACCAAGGCAAAACCACGCTACGTGCTCAACAAGAAGGCCGTCCGACACTATCTGATTGACCATGACCTAACGCATGGCGATTTTGCCCAGACACTCGGCATCTCGACCTCATATCTCAGCGAGCTGCTGAACGGTCGTAAGGGCATTCCGCTGAACATCCTGTTCTCCATTGCCGAAGAGACGGCCATTGACATACACGAGCTCGTGATAGAGGTGAACGAACGATGAACTTCGCTGATTATGCCGAGCTGGAAAAACGTGCAGAGGAACATGGCATAGGGGACGACCCGGCTCTGGCTCAACTCCTGCACATCATACAGTTCAAGCAGGTCGTTGTGCGAGGACACAAGAAGACGATGCATGACCTCGCCGACTGGGAGAAGCGCATCGCGAACTCCGTAGAGCAGCGCATAAAGGAAGCGGTGGTTCTCGATGATTACCGATGATAAACGCCGCGAGGTGGCCGAGAACCTGCGATACCTGACCATCGGCCACTCCATCCAGTACAAGGAGCAGTTCTTCGACGAGCTTGCCGAGGTGGTGGTCGGCTTCGAGGACTACCACGACTTTGATGTTGTCCTCGAAAAGCTCGCCGACCTCATCGACCCGGAAGGGGGAGACGATGATTAGTGACAAGGAGCGCAGGCGAGCGGTGGCCGAGTTGCGTGAAGCATCGACCGGGGCATACCGCCACGTTGATTCACTCGACGTGATTGCAGGCTCAATCGGCGTCGAGGTGGACGGCAAGTTTAGTCACGAGGTTGAGAACGAGACGTACGCGGCCCTTGCAGACCTCATCGACCGCCCGACGTGCCATCTCGTCGAGGACGAGGACGGGGGCACAGCCTGTTCAGAGTGCGGGTGCACTGCGCTATGCCTACCGGATGCAACGTACTGCCCTGATTGCGGGTCGATAATCGAGCGTCCTCGGTGAGTTGGTCCCCGGCGCTTGATAAGGTTCTGCCGTGGCTGTCGAGCTTTAGGGGGTATGCGAATGGCGGGTAGGACGCTGGCGGGAGATGGGCCTTTTGGCCCATCCACAAAGTCAACACATCCGTTGAGGGACGAGTGGGCGCTCCGGAAGGGGCGCTCCTCTTACGTCCTTTGGACGGACGAGATGATAGGGCGGATGCAGGCGCACCCGGAGCGGACGGCGGCGGAGATCGCGGCGGAGCTGAGGGTGACGCCGAGCGCCGTGAGGCACGCGCGGCAGCGGTACGGGCGCTTCTCGACCGGAACGGACGGCCTGTGCATCGCGTGCGACGCGCGGCCCGTGTTCGACACCTCGGCGCAGGCGAAGAGGTGGAGGCTGTGCAAGGGGTGCTATCTGGCGGAGCGTAAGAGGCGGCTCGAGGAGGAGGCGGAGAGCAACCGCATACGACAGGCCGCGCACAGGAAGAAGGGGGCGGAGGACGCCTGAGGTCGCGGGAGTGCCGCAAGCGCCCATTTTCCGACATGATGCGCGGCTAGCCTATCCGTATATGGTACAATGATACCAAACGGAGGTGGTGCGCATGGCGGCTACGGAGGCCCAGAAAAGGGCGAGCGCGAAATACCAGCGCGAGAAGACGAGGCAGGTCAACTTGAAGTTCTCGCCGAGGGAGGCAGGGCTTTACGACTGGCTCGCCGCGCAGGACGGGAGCATGTCGGGGACGATAAAGCGCCTGATAAGACAAGCCATCGAGTCAGAATCGGTATAATTCTAACCTATATAAGCGCTGCTATATGGTATAATGATAGCGGCGGCAGGGGAAAGGAGCCTTTGCCATGGAAGAAACGGAGTACCCGAACATGACCAAGGACGAGATGCAGCGCTTCATCGACCAGCAGATGCGCGACGGCAGAAGCTGGACGGAGGCACTTGAGAGGCTGGCCGAGGTAATCGGAATCAAGCCGACAAAGGTCGAGTAGCCGAGAGGCCCCGGGAAACCGGGGCCTTTTCTTTGCACGTTACCCCCTTTTTACGCTCGTGGGCAAACGCACGCGCTTGTCCACGTGCGTAAAAAGGTGGGAACGTTCGAGTTTCCACATGGCTATCTACCAGCGGAAACGTGATTTTGTGGCGGGAAAAGGGCGTGAAAAACTGACCAAGGAGGGCATCGAGGATGCCGTCCGACTGTGCCGTGCCGGAATGACCGACAGGGACATCGCCGCATATCTCGGGGTCGCACGCGAGACATACAGCCGCTGGATCAACCACCCCAGAACAGACAACCAGCGTCAACTGTGTCACGTTCTAAAAAAGGCCGAGGTGGAGCGCAAGGCGACGCTCGTGGGCCGCATCATGGACGCGAGCGACGACAGCTGGCAGGCGGCGGCGTGGCTGCTCGAGCGCAAGTACCCGCAGGAGTACGCCAAGGCGCAGCGCATCATGGACACCACCGACACGGCGGTGCTCAAGGCCGCCAAGGAGCTCGTGCTGTCCGTGCCGTCCTCAATCGGCGGGGACGAGTAGCCGATGCCGCTCACGAGGATGCAGCGCGAGTACCTCGCCAACTGCACGCACCGCTACAACGTGAAGTGCGGGGCGACGGGCTCGGGCAAGAGCTACATCGACATAGCCGTGACCATACCGCAGAGGCTTCTCGCCATGAGGGGCGAGGGGCTGGCGGTGATGATCGGGAACACCCGCTCGACGCTCGAGCGCAACATCCTCGAGCCGATGCGCTCGCTCTACAGCGAAGACGTCGTCGGCCAGATCGGGCGGGACAACACGGCCCGGATATTCGGGCGCAAGGTCTACTGCCTCGGGGCGGACAAGAAGACAAGCGTATCCAAGATTCAGGGCGCCACGTTCGAGTGGGTCTACGGCGACGAGGTCGCCACGTGGAGCGAGGACGTTTTCCAGATGCTCAAGAGCCGCCTGCGCTGCGAGCATAGCCGCTTCGACGGCACCTGCAACCCCGACAGCCCCAACCACTGGTTCAAGCGGTTCCTCGACGGCGACAGCGACATCTACAGGCAGGACTACACGATCTGGGACGGCGCGCTGGCGCCGGATGTCATCGAGGCCCTCATCAAGGACTACGGCAGCGGCGTGTACTACGACCGCTACATCTTGGGCAAGTGGACGCTGGCCGAGGGCCTGGTCTACCCCGGGTGGGAGGGCGCACTCGAGAGCCGGTATGCGGGCGGCGCCGCCAAGTACGTTGTGTCTTGCGACTACGGCACGCAGAACGCCTTCGCTGCGCTGCTGTGGGCGTTTGACGGCAAGGTGTGGCACGTGGTTGACGAGTACCGCTACTCGGGCCGCGACACGGGGCACCAGAAGACGGACGCCGACTACGTGGCCGACATGGCCGACTTCGTGCGCGGGCTGGGCAGGCCGCCCACGTTCATCATCGACCCGAGCGCCACGAGCTTCATCGCCGCGATGCGGCAGGCCGGGTTCAAGACCAAGAAGGGGCGCAACGACGTCGCGGACGGCATACGGGAGACGGGGGTGTGCCTGGGCAACGGCGCGGTGCGCATCTCCGACGCCTGCGCGGGGCTGATAGGCGAGCTCGGCGGCTACTGCTGGGACGCCAAGGCCGACGGCGACAGGCCCGTCAAGGTCGAGGACCACAGCTGCGACGCGCTCCGTTACGGGGTGGCGACCATGCGCATGTACAAGCCTGCGAAACGGCAGGTAAACCCATTCTTCGAAGGGAGGTAGCGGCTTTGTCCAAGGGTCCTTTGGTGACAGACGGCGACCTCAGGGAGGCGGCGTCGGCGACGGCGTTCGCGGCCGATGCCATCGAGCGGCACATGTCGAGCGAGATGTACCGCAACGCCGTCACGGCGGAGGCGTACTACCGCCAGCGCAACGTGACCATCAACCAGTTCGTGCAGAAGATCTACTCGTGCACGGGGGCCGAGGCCGAGGACTTCACGGCCTCGAAGATGAGGCTCGCCAGCAACCTGTTCAAGCGCCTGAACGTGCAGCGGTGCATGTACAGCCTCGGCAAGGGCGTGAGCTTCGTCGACGTCTCCAAGAGCGGCGAGGACACCACCAAGGAGGGGCTCGGTCGCCGCTTCGACGACGACGTGAAGCAGATGGGGCTCAAGGCCCTCATCCACGGCGTCAGCTTCCCGTTCTGGAACCTCGACCACATCGACGTGTTCACCGCCGACGAGTTCTGTCCGGTATGGGACGAGCACTCGGGGGCGCTCTACGCCGGCGTGCGGTTCTGGCGGCTCGACCCCGACCACCCGTGGCACGCGACGCTCTACGAGCAGGACGGCTACACGGAGATGGTGTCGGGCGGCAGCGGCTTCGACTTCGAGATGACCGAGGCCAAGCGCGCCTACAAGGTCACGTATAAGGAGATACCGGCGGACGGGATGAAGCTGGCCGTCGATGCGGAGAACTACTCACGACTGCCCATCGTGGCGGTCTGGGGCAGCGACGCGCACCAGAGCACGCTCGTCGGCATGCGCGAGGGCATCGACGCCTACGACCTCATCAAGAGCGGCCTTGTGAACGACACGCACGACTGCGCCCAGATCTACTGGATCATAAACGGCGCGGGCGGCATGGACGACAGGGACCTCGACCTGTGGAGGGCGAAGCTCAAGCTGACGCACGTGGCCGAGGTGGACGCCGAGCAGGGGCAATCCGTGACGCCGTACACGCAGGAGGTGCCCGTCGAGAGCCGCAGGGAGACGCTGGCGCAGCTGAAGGCCGACATCTACGAGGACTTCGGGGCGCTGGACGTGCACACCGTCGCAGCCGGCGCTACCAACGACCACATCGATGCGGCCTACCAGCCGATGGACGAGGAGGCCGACGAGTTCGAGCGGCATATCCGCGAGGGCATCATGGACATCCTCGCCCTCCAGGGCATCGAGGACACACCCGTGTTCACGCGCAACAGGATCAGCAACGTCAAGGAGCAGGTAGAGACCGTGTGCCTGGAGGCCGAGTGGCTCGACGAGGAGACCATCCTGCGCAAGCTGCCGAACATCACGCCCGACGAGGTCGCCGAGATTCTCCGCCGCAAGAACGAGGAGGCAGCCGGGCGCATGGCCGCGCTGCCGCCCGCCCTGGCGGCGAACGCGAAGGGCGCCCAGGAGGGCGACGAGGACGACGACGGCGACGATGAGTAGGAAAAGGGCCCCGGCTTCGGTCGGGGCCCTTTTCCGTTATGCGCAGGCGACCATGCGAGCCGACGATTGGAGGCGGCGCATGGCGAGGGACAGCGCTCACGAGTTCTCAGACGCCGAGATTCGGGCGTTCGAGCGCGAGGTGGCTGGAGTGTACGGCGAGGCGGGCAAGACCGCCTGCACGAACCTCAAGCGCTATCTGGCGCAGTTCGAGGCCGACGACGAGAAGATGCGCGGGCGTCTCGAGGACGGCGAGATCACCAAGGCGCAATACAGGTCCTGGCGAAGCGGGAAGATCGCTGCGGGCAGGCGCTACCGAATCGTCCTCAAGCAGTGCGCCGAGGCCATGACGCACGCGAACGTCGTCGCTGCCGCCGCCATCGAGGGCAGGCTGCCCGAGGTCTACGCCGAGAACTACAACTACGGCACGTGGCAGGCGTACTCCGCGGCCGGCGTCGACGACGCCTTCGCGCTCCAGGACGCCTCGACCGTGCAGGGGCTGCTCACCGACCACGACAGCTATTTGCCCAAGCCGTCCGTCAACGTCGCCAAGGACGTGGCGTGGAACCGACGGCTCATCGCCAACCAGATCACGCAGGGCATCCTGCTCGGCGAGTCGATACCCAAGATAGCCATGCGCATGCAGGACGTGACGGGGACGAACCGCGCGGCGGCGTTGCGCCTGGCCCGCACGTCGGTGACGGCGGCGGAGAACGCCGGGCGCGTCGACAGCTACAAGAGGGCCAAGGGGCTCGGCATCGACCTCAAGCAGGAGTGGCTGGCCACGCTGGACCTGCGGACGCGCCGGAGCCACAGGAAGCTCGACGGCGAGAAGGTCGAGGTAGGCGAGAAGTTCAGCAACGGGTGCCGCTATCCGGGCGACCCGGAGGCCCCCTACGCCGAGACGTGCAACTGCCGCTGCACGCTCATCGCGGCCGTGGAGGGCGTCGACTACTCCGACGGCAAGCGCTGGAGCAGGCTGCCCGATGGCATGACCTACGAGGAATGGAAGGCCGGCAAGCCCGCCGTCACCGGCGCCAAGCCCGCGAACCGCACCATCTCCGAGTTCATGGGGATGCCCGGCACGGCCCGAAAGCTCAACGCCGCGGGCGTGTCGCCGACCGAGGCGAGAAAGAGGCTCACCGAGCAGCTCAAGGGGTACGGCATACCGTCCGGCTCGTTCCGCAAGATGAGCGCCGGCGACCAGCAGAAGGTGCTGGACACGGCGCTGGCGCGAATTAGCCACCGAGCCGGCAGGCCCGACCTCGGGGCCGAGGTCTACAAGAACCTCACCAAGGGGCAGAAGGAGGACATCTCACGCTTCGTCAAGAAGGCCGACAAGCGCGCGAGTTCGGCGTATCTCAAGAACGAGGCCAGGTTCAGGCTTATCGACCACGATTACGGCGGGACCGGGTGTTTCGTCAGCCAGTTCGAGGACTCGGGGAGGATCGGGGTCATGATGGGGGTCTCGAAGGATTTCTCGGACGACGCGGTGTTCGGAAAGGGAAAGGTCTGGTTCCACGAGTTCGGGCATTACGTCGATTATTTGAGCACGGGGTCGGGGTGTGCATCCCTCAAGATGAAACAGGGACTCGACTCGACATCCATGTGGTTCTCGTGCTCCTACCGCGACGGGGCCTTCGGCAAGACCCTGCGCAAGGAGGCGGAGGGCTATATTGCCGAGCGCGGCGCCGCGCTCAGGAGGGGGCTGGAGAAGGCGGTCGAGGACAGGGACGCGAGGTGGCTCGAGAAGAACGCCTCGGGGCTCACGTTCTCCGTGACATCCGACCTGCACGAGCTCTCGAGATTCCGCGAGCATCTCGACGACCGCGCATGGCTTGCGGAGAACGGCGCCCCATATCTCGGGCGCTACGATAGGCAGGGCCCGCAGGAGTGGTACGACCGCCTTTTCGACAGATGGGTCGGCGGGCATGACTTCGCGATAAGCGACGACCTCGTTTGCAAGAGGGTCGCCGACGAGATCACGGCCCTTGGCGTCAAGGCCGGCGGCGACGTGTCGGACATCTTCTCCGGTGTCACCGACAACCGCTGCAGGGACGGAGTGTGGCATCCGGACTACGACTGGAACGACGGCAGCATTGCGAGGGAGGCGTTCGCCGAGTTCTTCAGCTCCAGCTTCACAAGTCCGGAATCAGCCGAGCAATTGAGACGCTATTTCCCGGAATCGGGTAAGATATTCGATGAGATGCTCGACGAACTGGGAAGGGGCTGACATGTACATCTACCTAAGCAAGGAGGACAGCGAGAAGCTGGACCGCCTCATGCGTGAGTACGAGCAGACCTTCCATGAGAGATGCCACGCCTACTGCATGAGCGACCCCATCGGCGAGATAGAGAAGTGCCTGAAGACCGGCAAGCCATCCAAGCTCAAGCCCGAGCCCGGAGCGGTCTACTAGAGCGCCAAGGCCCCGCCCCGGCGGGGCCTTTTTCATGCCGCGTGACCGCGGCGCGAACATCCTCCCGAACGAGGGAGGACCCATGAACCCCATAACCGAATGCAAAAGATGCTCCGACTGCGCGATCAGGCTCGGTTTCGGCTTCACCCAGCCCGACGTGCTTATCTGCACCGTGCGAGGCGACGAGGTGGGGCCGGGCGACGGCTGCACCCTGGGCAGCCCCGGCGTGCCGGTGCAGGCCGTCGAGGCGTGCGAGGTGGACGTGTCCGGCCGCGTGGGCTACGGCACGGAGGTGCTGGACTGATGGCCGCGCCGCGCAAGGTCGGCAAGGAGAAGCGGAGCGCCAAGAACGACACGTGGACCGACCGCAACGGCGCCGTAACGGAGGGAATGAGCGCCAAGGGCTTCACGCGCGGCAGCGCCAAGGGCCTGCTCACCTCCGACATCTCCGGGCTCGTCGAGGTGCGCGAGGACAACCGCGAGGCCATCGCGGAGGCCATCGACCAGGCGCTCGCCGCAGCGCTGGAGGAGGTCGGCCTCGTCGCGGAGGGCTACGCCAAGCGCGCCTGCCCGGTCGATACCGGCCGCCTGCGCAACTCCATCACCCACGTCACGAGGCCGGACGAGAAGGCCGTGTACATCGGTACGAACGTCGAGTACGCGCCCTGCGTCGAGTACGGCACCGTGCACCAGGACCCGCAGCCGTTCCTGAAGCCGGCGGCAAAGGACCACGCATCGACATACCGCGCCATCATGCAGAAGCACCTCGGCGGCTAGGGCCGCGTTACTCCGTTTGGATACTCACCCTAGCCGCGAGGTATTGCGGCGCGGGCCCTGCCGAGGCAACAGGCGGGAACCCGCCAATTCCGAAGCAAGGGAGATTCTGTTGGCACTCACACGAAAGATGCTCAAGGCAATGGGCATCGAGGACGAGAAGATCGACCAGATCATCGACGAGCATGCCGAGAGCGTGAACGCGCTCAAGGCGCAGCGCGACGAGTTCAAGGAGGCCGCGGACAAGGCGGACGGCTACAAGAAGGAGCTGGACGCGCTCAAGGCCAAGGGCGATGGCGCGGGCGAGTACGAGGAAAAGTACAAGGCCAAGTGCAAGGAGCTCGACGACTTCAAGGCGAAGGTCGACGGCGAGAAGGCCGCAGCCGAGAAGCGCAGCCTGTACCGAGAGCTGCTCGAGTCGGCGGGCGTGGACCCGAAGCGCATCGACACCGTCCTCAAGGTCTCCGACCTCGAGGGCGTGACCGTCAAGGACGGCGCCATCGAGGACGCGGACAAGCTGACCGAGGGCATCAAGGCCGACTGGGCCGACTTCATCGCCAACACGACCGTCGAGGGCGCCGACGTGGCCCACGCCCCCCAGGGCGCGGGCGGCAAGGACATCAACGAAATGAGCACCGCCGAGTACATGAAGTACAAGGCGGAGCAGAGAGGCTAAGGGGTATCTATGCCGAACACCATCCTTACACCCAACATCATCGCCAACGAGGCGCTGGACGTCCTGCGCACCAACGCCGTCATGGCCAACCTCGTCCACCGCGACTACTCCTCCGAGTTCGTCGCGGGCGTGGGCGACACCATCACCGTCCGCAAGCCCGCCACCTTCGAGGCCAAGGAGTTCACTACCCAGGTCGAGGTGCAGGACGCCACGGAGGGCAAGGTCCCCGTCAAGATGGACAAGCTGCTCGACGTGACGTTCGCCGTCACGTCCAAGGAGCTGACGATGGGCATCGTCGACTTCTCCGCGCAGTTCCTCGTCCCGGCCATGCAGGCCTTTGCCGACAAGATCGACGGCTACCTGCTCGCGCTCGAGAAGGACGTCACGAACCGCGTCGACCACACCAAGGGCGCCATCGCCGTGGCGGACATCATCGCCGCCCGCAAGTTCCTCGTGGACGCCAAGGCGCCCTCCACGGAGCGCCGCTTCGTCTACGGCTCCCAGGCCGAGGCCGACCTGCTCAACACCGAGGCGTTCACCAACGCCTCCGCCGTCGGCGACAACGGCACCGCCCTCAAGGAGGCATCGCTCGGCCGCAAGTACGGCCTCGACTTCTACTGCGACCAGAACGTGCAGAAGACCACGGCGGAGACGGCCAACTACACGCCGTCCATCGCGTTCCACAAGAACGCCTTCGCGCTCGTGACCCGCCAGCTCGAGATGCCGCTCGGCGCCCCCAAGGCGTTCTCAACCTCCTACGACGGCTTCGGCCTGCGCGTCGTGCAGGGCTACGACCAGAAGACCAAGACCGACACCGTCTCCATCGACATGCTCTGCGGCGTCAAGACCCTCAGCCCCGAGCTCGCCGCCGTCATCACCGATAAGCGATAGGCGCAGAGATGCTCGAGCAGGTGCTTCTGTCGCTGCGCAACTGGTTCGTCGCGGGCAAGTGCACGGGGCGCGTCCGCATCGAGGACGGCCGCCTCGTGCCGCCCGCGGGGCTCGACCTCAAGGACGGCCAGTACATCCGCATCACGGGCTCGACATTCAACGACGGGCTGCACTCATGGCCCTACAACGGCCTCACGGACGAGGAGTTCGTCGGCACGGTCTGGGCGCTCGCCGTGCCGCAGGCCGTGGTCGACCTCGCGGACGAGATCGCGGCATGGCAGGCCGAGCACGCCGAGGAGCTGGACGGCCCGTATGCGAGCGAGAGCTTCGGCGGCTACAGCTACACGCGCGTCGGCGGTGGCGGCTCGCTCATCACGTGGCGCCAGCAGTTCAAGGCGCGACTCGACCCCTGGAGAAAGCTATGAGCCGCCTGTACGAGCGCATGCACGTGCCGTGCGTCCGCATGGTGCGCAGGAGCGTCGCCGACGGCGAGGGCGGCTGGACCGAGACGTGGGCCGAGGGCCGCAGCTTCGCCGCGACCGTCGTGCGCGACACGTCGTCCGAGGCCCGTATCGCCGAGGCGGCGGGCGTGGCCAACGCCTACACGGTGACGTGCTCCGAGGAGCTGTCCTTCGGCGACGTGTTCAGGCGCGTGTCCGACGGGCAGGTGTTCCGCGTGACGTCCAACGCCGACGACGGCAGGCCGCCCGCGTGCGCGACGTTCACGTTCACGCAGTGCACGGCGGAGGAATGGAGGCTGCCGGATGCCGACTAGGACCGCAGCCCTCCAGGCGTGGCTCGGTCGGTTCGGTATGCCCGCGTACTCCGCGCGGGCCGTGCCCGACGGGGCCGAGCTGCCGTATACCACCTTCACGCCCGTCTCGGGCGCCTGGGGCGACGGCGAGCAGGCCGTCACCGTCGAGGTCTGGCGCAGGACCGAGTCCGAGGCGAGGGCCAACGCCGACGCCGAGGCCATCGGGCGCGCGCTGGGGCTGGGCGGCGTGATGCTGCCCTGCGACGGCGGCGGCCTGTGGGTCAAGCGCGGCTCGCCGTTCTGGCAGGCCGTCGACTCGGGCGAGCCCGGCGTCAAGCGCAGGTACATCAACCTTTCAATCGAGAACATCACGACCTTTTAGGGGGTCCCATGAAATTCACCCAGATCCCGCAGACGACGTTCCAGAACCTCCAGATGGGCGCCGGCGTCCTGGTCAAGGACTTCAAGCCGACCGAGGGAACGCTCTCGGCCGACGGCATCGTCGGCGCGACGAGCGGCGGCGTCAACTTCACCGCCGTGCCGACCTACAGCGACCTCGGCGAGGACATCGACAACTGCCCCAAGAACATGAAGGAGCTGAAGCGCCTCGACAGCTGGGAGGTCAAGATGTCGGGCACCTTCGTGACCGTCACCCCGGCCACCACCGGCATGCTGACCGGCGCGGCGGACGTCGAGGGCACCAAGGTCACCCCGCGCAACGACCTCAAGGACTCCGACTTCACCGACCTGTGGTGGGTCGGCGACTACTCCGAGGTCAACGAGGACGGCGCCAAGACCGGCAAGGCCGGCTTCATCGCCGTCCACATGATGAACTCCCTGAGCACCGGCGGCTACGCCATCCAGAGTTCCGACAAGGCCAAGGGCCAGTTCGCCTTCGAGTTCACCGGCCACTACTCCATGGACGCGCCCGACACGGTGCCGTTCGAGATCTACACCGTGGCCGGCAAGGCAGAGGAGGCGGCCTGATGAGAATCAACGATTTGACGGCGGACGAGTTCTCCGCATCCATGGCGCTCATCGGCGAGGCCGTCGAGCACATCGCCAACGGCGAGCTCGGCAAGTCCCTGCTCGGGGAGATGAAGGCGGGGGCAGGCAAGGCATCCAGCGAGGAGGACGCGGCCGAGTGGGGCATGGGCATCATCGCCAAGTACCTTCCGCGCGTGCTCAAGGAGAACGTCACGGACGCATACATGGTCCTCGCGGCCCTCGACGGACAGACGGTCGAGGAGTACAAGGCCTGCTTCACGCCGGCCAAGTTCGCCGCGGACACGCGCGCGCTCGTGAAGGCGTGCGGGAAGGACGGCGACCTCCGCGCGCTGTTCGGCTCTTTTTTCGCCTAGCCCTGGACGGCGAGGGACGGCAATGGCTCTACATGGGTGCGTACGCGGGACCCCCGCGCATGCACCCTTTCTTTTGCTACCTCGACGCCCGCGACAGGGCGCACTCGCGCGACGAGGCCTTCCGGGCCTACGTCGCGGAATCGCTCAGGCTGGCCCCGCAGGGCAGGGCGCTGGCCAAGCCGTACGCGGAGGTCGTCGCCTCGCTGGGCGAGAGGCCCGACACGAGGACGGGCGAGGAGATCGCGGCGGACGTCATCACTAGGCTCGGATTGGAGGTAACCGGATGAACCTCTTGGATTTGATGGTCAAGGTCGGCGTCGACGACCAGGCGACGTCGAAGCTGGGCGAGATCGGCGGCAAGGCGGCCGGCATCGTGGGCGGCGCGGCCAAGGTGGTCGCGGGCGGCGTCGCCGCTGCCGCGGCGGGGGTTGCGGCCGTCACCAAGGCGTCGCTGGACGGCTACGCGGCGTACGAGCAGAACGTGGGCGGCGTGCAGAAGCTGTACGGCAACATGGGCCAGAACCTCGAGGAGTACGCCGCGAGCGTGGGCCAGACCACGGACCAGGCGCGCGCCAAGTGGCAGGCGCTGGGCAACGCGCAGGCCACGATGCTCAAGCAGGCGCAGGGCGCCTTCGCCACGTGCGGCATGAGCGCGAACGCCTACATGGAGCAGGCCACGAGCTTCTCGGCGGCGCTCATCAACAGCCTCGGCGGCGACACGGAGAAGGCCGCGTCGCAGACCCAGAAGGCCATGGTGTCCATGTCCGACAACGTCAACACCTTCGGCACGTCCATGCAGGACGTCCAGAACGCCTACCAGGGCTTCGCGAAGCAGAACTACACCATGCTCGACAACCTGAAGCTCGGCTACGGCGGCACGCAGTCCGAGATGCAGCGCCTCATCGACGACGCCAACGAGTACGCGAAGAGCATCGGCAAGTCCGGCGACCTGAGCATCGACAGCTTCTCCGACATCGTCGACGCAATCGACCTCGTCCAGCAGAAGCAGCAGATAGCGGGCACGACGTGGCGCGAGTCGGCGAACACCATCGAGGGCTCCGTCAACATGATGAAGGCGGCCTGGGAGAACTGGCTCACGTCGCTTGGCGCCGAGGACTGGGACGTCAGCGAGACCACGGCGGCGCTCGCCGAGTCGCTCGAGGCGGTCGCGTCCAACGTGCTCCCGCGCGTCTCGGAAATCCTGTCGACCGTCATCGAGTCGCTCCCGGAGCTGGTCGGCACGCTCGCGCCGGAGGTGGCCTCGTTCTTCGGCGAGCTGTTCTCCACGGCGCTCGACACGCTGTGGCAGTCGCTCCCGGGCGACGTGCAGGATATGCTGTCGGCTGCATTCGAGGCCGTCGACGGCAGCGGCCTGTCCGGCTCGGTTAAGGGCCTGCTCGACGGCGCGTTCTCCGGCGCGACGCCCGACCTCTCGGGCATCACGTCGGCGCTGACCGACGTGTTCAAGTCGGACGCCTTCTCCTCGACGCTCGGTGCGATCTCGACGGCGCTCGAGACGGCGAAGTCGTTCATGGACGGGCTCGGGCAGTCGGCGGAGTCGTACCTCGCGCCGGCGCTCGACCTGCTGTCGTCGGCGTGGGCCGACCTGATGGACGCGGTCCAGGCGGCGCAGCCGTGGCTCGAGGCCATCGCCGAGCTGCTGGGAGCGGCGCTCGGGCTCGCCGTCGCGGCCGTCGTCGCGGTCGTCGCGGCGCTGGCTGAGACCATCGCGGGCGTCGTCGATGCCATAGTCGCATTTGCGGACGGGTTACTCGACGGCATCAACGCGGCGCTCGGGTTTGTTCAAATCGTAGGCACGGCACTCATGGCGCTGCCGGGATTAATCGCACAGTGGCTCTCCGGCGCCATCTCAGCTGTGGTGGGCTGGGTGGCCAGCATGGCCTCGCAGGCCGTGAGCGCCGGCTCGCGGTTCATCTCCGGCCTCGCCGGGTTCATGTCGGGCCTCGCGGGCAACGTCGCGTCGTGGCTGTCGGGCGCCATCTCGACCGTCGTCGGCTGGGTGTCGCAGTTCGCGAGCAACGCCACGTCTGCGGCGTCGCAGTTCGGCAGCGCGCTGCGCAGCGGCCTCGCCGCCATCCCAGGGACGCTCGGCAACATCGGAAGCAACATCATCCAGGGCATCGTGAACGGCATCACGGGCGCGGCCGGCAAGGTCAAGGACGCCATCTCCAACGCCATCGGCAACGCCGTCGACTTCGCGAAGCACATCCTAGGCATCGCGTCACCCTCGAAGGTGTTCAAGAAGTTCGGCTTCTACACCATGGAGGGCATGCGCCTCGGCATCGAGCAGAACGCCGGGCTGCCGCTGGGCGCCGCCGAGAAGGCCATGGCCGCCGTGGCGGAGGCCGGCAGCATCCAGATGGACGCGCCGGACGTCCGCAGCGCGGCGGCGACGGCGTCGGTCGTGGCGTGGCTCGACGCGAACCTGGGCGACGTGATCGCGAGCCGCACGCCGTACACCGGCATGAGGGAATTCGACCGACTCGCGAGGAAGGCGGTGGCATATGCGTAGCCTGGGCTACACGAGCGCCGTGACGAGGGCGCGCCACGACATGCAGTGCGCGCGCATCGTCGGCGGCGAGCCGGGCGCGGTGCGCGCCGACAGCTGGGACTACAAGGCCGGCTACCGGGACCTGTCCTACGCGGCGCGCAAGGCGCACAAGGAGACCGTGACGGTCGCGATGCTCGACCTCGCGGCGGCCGACGCCCTGCGCCTGGCCGCCGACGCGGACCTCGCGTCCATGACGCCGGGCACGCTCGACTTCGACGGCTGGAGCCAGCGCTGCTACATCGCGGGCGTCGAGGCCAAGGCCGTGACCGGGGGCGCGGCCGTCGTGAAGCTGGAGGCCGTGCTGCTGGACGGCGTCTGGCGCAAGAAAGAGACCTACGAGTTCCGCCCGGGAACGGGGTCCGGCACCGTGGGCGCGGGCCACGGCTACGACTACGGGTACGCCTACGGCTACCCCTACAGCGAGGAGACGAGCCGCGAGATCGAGGTCGGCAGCATCGTCGCCTCGCCCTTCCGCATCATCGTCTACGGGCCGGCCGTGCGCCCGTCCGTGACGGTGGGCGGCAACCGGTACCAGGTCTCGACCGACGTGCCCGACGGCGGATACCTGCTCATCGACTCCATCGAGGGCACCGTGGCCAAGGTCGCCAAGAACGGGTACAGGACCAACGCCCTGCCGGACGCCGTGCTCGGCGGCGGCGCGGGCAGCGGCTCGTACATCTTCGAGGACATCCCGGCGGGCACGTCGACCGTGAGCTACGACGGCAGCTTCGGCTGGGACCTCGAGGTCTACCGAGAGGACGGTGCGGTGCCATGGACCTCTTCGTGACGGACCCGATGGGGCGCACGGTGTCCCGCCTGCGCTCATTCGAGCTTGACATGGCCTTCGGCGCGGACGAGAACGACTTCGAGCTGTCCGCGCCGAAGGCCTCCGGCATCGAGCCGGGGAGCCGCGTCTTCGTGCCCGGCACGGAGTACGGCGGCGTGGTCTCGGTCCTCTGCCCGGCGCGCACGAGGTACGGCGACGCGATCGCCTTCAAGGGGCGGACGTGGCACGGCATCCTCGAGGACCACGTCATCTGCCCGCCTTCGGGCAAGGCGCGCCTCGCCGTGAGCGGCGACGCGAACGCGGTGCTGCGCCGGCTCGTGCAGGCGATGGGCCTCGGCGACATCTTCAGCGCGGGCAGCTACGCCGGCATAAACGTCGCCGGGTCCTTCCGCTACCGCTCCGGCTACGCCGGCATCGTCGAGATGCTGGCCGCGTCGGGGGCGCGCCTCAGGGCGGCGTGGGACACGGCTGCCATGAGGTGCGTGCTGTCGGCGGTGCCGGTGCGCGACTGGGGCGACGTGCCGGGCGTCTCCGGCTCGACCGTGTACAGCGCGGAGCTGGACTACCGCAAGTACAACCACCTCATCGCGCTCGGCAAGGGAGAGGGCGCGTTACGCGCCGTCTACCATCTGTACAGCGACACGGCGGGCAACATCTCCGAGCACCAGACCATGAGGGGCCTCGACGAGAGGTGCTACGTCTACGACTACAGCAACGCCGAGCTGGCGGACCTCAAGGTCAAGGCGCGCGAGAAGCTGGCCAAGCTGAGGCAGACCGACGCCATCGACGTCGACCTCGACTCGGGCGCGGGCGTGGCCGTGGGCGACACGGTCACGGCGTACTCGCCCGCCGTCGGCGTCTCGACGCGAGGCACGGTCACGAAGCTGACCGTCAAGGTGGCCGACGGCCACGCGACCGTCACGCCGGACTTCACGGCGTGGAAGGACGAGAAGGAATTCGAGTAAGGAGAGATCATGCCGGTAACCGAGAACATGAGCTGCTGGGAGTGCGACTGCTGTGGCGGCCAGAGGCAGAACGACCAGAAGAGGTACATGGCCATGGGCGCCGAGAGCGCCATCGGCTGGGAGCGCGTGCGCTACGTCTTCGACGACGGCACCGAGCGCAACGTCGTGCTCGGCCCCGACTGCGCGCGTGAGTACCACGAGCAGCGCAAGATGGCCGACAGCATGGTCAGTGCCTTCTTCAACAGCTACAAGGACAACGAGAAGAAGGAGTAACCAATGGGCGTGAAACTTATGACCGGCGCGACCGGCGAGCAGAACATCCAGGCGGCGGACGACCGCGAGTGCCTGGCCGGAATCACCGGCCTCGACAGCTACGTCTTCCCGACGGGGAGCCAGCTGAAGGCGACGCTCGTCGACTCCAACACCGTCACCATCGGCACCGGAGCGGGCAGCCTCCAGGGGTCCCGCTTCCGCTGCTCGACCACGACGACCGTCAAGATCCAGAGCGGCACTCAGGGCCAGTTCCGCCACGACATCGTCGGCCTGCACTTCTCACGCGAGACGAGCGGCCGCGAGGGCCTCGAGTTCCAGGTGCTCACCGGCGAGCCCGCGGCGAGCGAGGGCGCGGCGACGGACCCGGCGTACACGGCTGGCGACCTCCTCAAGGGAGACGCCGAGGCATTCATGCCACTGTACCGCGTCAAGCTGAGCGGCATCAACACGAGCGACCCGGAGCCGCTGTTCTCCGTCCTGACCACACTTGCCACGCTCCGGGATTCCGTATCCCAAGACCACGAGACGCTCACCTCCGCCAAGAAGAAGCTGGACAAGATTAAGCTTCACGGCGGGAACGGCAAGGAGGTCGAATTCTTCACTTGGGGCAACAATGCACAGATCAGCATTGAGGGCACGGGCCACAAGTTCTCGATCCTCTTCGACGCAAGAGGCGTCTCACTCAAAGACGAGACCGCCGGCAAATTTCTGTTTCAAAATCACTAGCATTCCGTATCCCAACCTGTAAAGCTCTATGATGACGGCAAGGGTGTGTGTTGGTACTGCCGTACAGGCAACATCTTGACAATCGTATGCCAGAACGTGCAGGTCGAGGCGAAGAAGGAAGTCCAACTTGGTGTGTTGCCCAAGGAGCTGCGTCCGAGCGTGCGCTTTGTCGGCTTTGGCATCATCCCCGGCTCTGTCAGCGTCGGTCAGATCGCGGCAAACGTCAGCGGCAACGTGCGCCTGTACAGCTCGAGCGTGACGGGAACATTCACTGCGACCCTGACCTATCCGATTGTCTAGGCGCTGCTCTTCCTGTACAGCACCGTGATGCTTAGCTTGAGATCGGTCCACGTGCCATGGTGAATAATCTCGAGATTCTTGACGGTGGCGACCGCGTTCTTATTGTCGCGCAGCGCAAACTGCGTGATACAGCATGAGCCCGCATGGTTCGACCAAACTCCAGTGACGCACACCGGCGTATAGCCGTCGATATTCACGTCGATATCGATATCGACGGCATCACCGTACTTGATCGTCTTATTGGGAGTGGTGAATGTTCTCGTGGTGTATTGGGATACGGAATGCTAAGCCATCGTCGTGATGGCATAGTCGATGCGCATACGGCCATTTCTCGGAGAATTGACGAGGCCGACGTAGATGTTGCCGCCACCGAGAATAGCGGCGGCAACTCGCGTCTCTTGGGCATTCCAATCTCCGTTCGCGAAGAAAACGCAGTCGGTCATCGAGTTGTACTGGTGGCCGACGAGCTGCATGTATTCGTCGGCGGTGAAAATAAGCGGTGTCGGGTTGCCTGACGTTGTAGAAATTATTTTCGAGCCGTAAATCGTGCGGGATACGGAATTACAGCTCAAAACTTAAGCGATAGCATTCCGTATCCCAGCCACCAGTGATGCTCTATACCGAGCGCGACGGCAACGGCACCGTTTATTACCGCAAATCCGGCGGGCTGGTCTGCATCGTGGTCAACTTCGTGTCGATCGAGCAGAAGAAGGAGAAGGTGTTCGGCACGCTCCCCGCCGAGCTTCGCCCCAGCCATGACGTAATCGGCTACGGATGGTCGCGCGGCACAAGCAGCTCAATCGGCCAGGTCGCGGTCAATGTCGACGGCAAGGTCGCCGGATGGTGCAGCATCTCGTCAACGAGATATTTCTGTGGCTCAATCACTTACCCTCTGCCCTAGACGGGATAGCAGAAATCGACGGAGTAGTAGCTGCATGGGGAACTCGAAGTGTTGCGCACCGAGAGCTTCTTCGTTCCCCTTTCGACGCGCACGCCAACGGAGTCGGTGAAGCCCATTCCCTGCTTCGGATAGCAGACGGCTGCCGCGCCGTGTGCTGACGGCAGAGCCTCGTCCGGCAGCGTGGCGATGTCCGTTTCCGCGCGCGCCGCCGCTTTGACGCTCCAGTTTCCGCCGCAGTCGATGCTCAGGTAGCAGACACCGTTGCAGATTCGGTAGGCCAAATGGTTGTCATCGATTCTGCCCTTGAGGACCTTCCATTCGCCTTGGGATACGGAATACCCTACATCTCCATCGCCGCCGTGTATGAATCGCTCGCCCTCGCCACGACCGTGCGGAATGATTGCAGGTAGTGCGACATGGCCGTGTTGACAGTGGAATGCCCCAACGCCACGGCTATATCCTCGATGGCGGCCCCGTGCTCAAGCGAGATCGTAGCCCACGAATGGCGCAGGCAGGTCATCGGCACATGGGGCAAGTCAAAGCGGCGGCAGAACGAGCGGAACTTGCGGGCGACGGCGTTGGGGTCAAGCAGACACAGGCGCCCAGACCTGCGCGCACCTCGGATGGCACGCAGGCGCTCAAGCGCGAATCGCGGCAGTTTCAGCTTACGGTCGCTCAGCTTGGTCTTGCATCCCGTCTCGACCAGCTCGCCGCCCACCACGTGCAGCCCGCGTCGCACATGCACCCAGCCCGAGCGCCAGTCGATGTCCTCGATTCTCACGGCGCAGGCCTCGCACCTGCGCAGACCGAGCGCGGCACCGAGCAGGACTGCGGCCTCGAAGGGCTGGCCGACGATGGCCCTGAGCGTTACGCGCTCCTGCTCGGCATTGAGCGTGGGTCGGCGCACAGCGGGTTTTTTCGGCAGCTCCACGCCTTGCGTCACGTCCCAGATTCGCAGCTGATGACGGCGAAGCACCCAGCGGTATATCTGGCGAAAAGTTTTGTACGCCTTCTCGGCGGCGCCGGGGAGGTCGAAGGAATCGACCCAATCCTGCACCTCCTCAAAGCTGATCGTCTCGATTTCGCGCCCACCCCACATCGGCATCAGGTGGCAGCGGACGGCACTGCGGTAGCCCTCAAGCGTGGTGGCACGCAGACGCTTGCATTTGTCGCCCATGTACTCGGCGGCGGCATCGGAAAACAGCATTTTGAACAACCCAATCTCTCGAAAAATCCCAGACCTAACGCATGGTAGCCCGTCGCGTTACTCCTGGGATTTATTGCTTGCAGTGGGCGGCGGAGCCCAATCTCACGCCGCCCGTAGGATGGCGCAACGCAGATGAGAAAGGAGGGTGGATGGAGGTACTCAAGCTCTTCGCGCCGTACGGGCCGGGGTGGCTCGGAGGCGTGCTGCTGGCGCTGATCGCCTTCTATTTCGGTAGGCAGTTCCTCGAGGAGTACAAGCGGCAGAACGAGCGCAAGGGCGAGATTGACCTGAAGCGCGAGGAGCGCAAGCAGGATGAGGTCAAGGAGCGCGCCCAGCGCGACCGCGAGCGCTCGCAGATGGAGGGCCGCATCGCCGCCCAGATGGAGCGAAGCAACAGCCTCATGGAGGCGATGAAGACGCTCATGGAATCGGTCGTGGCGTCAAACGAGGTCCTGCACGCCGACTTGGCGCACAGCCAGGCGCGCAGCCAAGGCATGGCGGAGAAGGTCGACCACATCTGCGACCGAGTCGACCTGATCTACAACAAGGAATCCGACAGATAGGAGCAAATCGAATGAATGAAATCCAGGCGGGCCTCACGGTGTGCACGGTGCTGGTCGTACCGTACATCGTGCAGGCCATCAAATCAAAGGCAATGACCGGCAACGTGGCGCGCTGGATTGCCATCGCCGTCTCGGCAGGATGCGGCGCCCTCACGGCCATGTCGGGCGGCATGCCGACCGACCCGTCGGCGTGGGTGACGTCCATCTTCGCGTGCGTCGGCGGCGTGCAGGTGGCCTACGCGGCCTTCAAGAGCGTCGGCGTTACCGACAAATGGCTCGATGCGCTTCTGGCGCTCGGCGACATCAAGGAGGACTAATGGCAGACTTCGCCAATGTGCAGCCGGACGAGTACAAGCTCCTCGGCTGCAACTTCAGCGCCGGCCGTCCGTACGGCATCAAGGGCGTGACCATCCACCACATGGCGGGCGACCTCACCGGCGACCAGTGCAACGGCATCTGGCGCGGCGCGGGGACCTCGGCGCACTACTGCGTCGACCGCAACGGCTACATCACGCAGCACGTCAACGACACGGACCGCGCATGGGCCTGCGGCGACGGTATCGGCACCGGACGCGGCAACGACACCACCATCAGCATCGAGCACGCCAACAGCGCCCGCGGCCCGTGGACGGTTCACGAGAAGGCCATCGAGAGCGGAGCGCACCTCGTCGCCGCCCTGTGCCTGTACTACGGCCTCGGCCGCCCCGCGTGGTGCAAGAACGTGTTCCCGCACCGCTACTGGAGCTCAACGGCCTGCCCGGGCGAGCTGGCCGGCTCCCAGCGCGACCATTACATGCAGCGCGCCCAGGCGTGGTATGACGCGATGAAGGGCGGCAAGGCACCCGCGCCCTCCACCGCCAAGCCCGCTGCCGCAAAGCCCGCTCAGGCGGCATCCGGCAGCTTCTCGAAGGCATCTGGCAAGCGCGTCCCCGTCCACTACTCCCTCCACCTCAAGGGCGGCGGCTGGCTGGACGAGGTGACGGACTTCGGCGCTGGCGATAATGGTTTCGCTGGCTACCCGTGCAAGCGCCACGACCTGCTGTGCGCCCGAGTGGATCGCGGCACGCTCAAGTATCAGGTTCACACCATCGAGGACGGCTGGCTACCCTACGTGACCAAGGGCGACCGCAACGACACCGTGAACGGCTGCGCCGGCATCGCCGGCCACACCATCGACGGCGTGCGCATGTACTACGTGACCCCGAACGGCGAGGAGTACAAGCAGGCGTGGTACCGCTCGCAGACCACCGTGCAGCCAGGATGGCTCGGGACTGTTTGCGACGATGGCTCCACCTACGGTGGCGATGATTACGCCGGCATCTACGGCGAGCCGCTCGACCGCCTGCAGGTCTGCGTCACGGACGGCAACCCGTACTAGCATGATCGCGTTGGCATTCGTGCCCGGCGCGCTCTTCGGCGGCACCGTGGCGACAATCGGGCTCTGCATCGTGAGCATCAACCGGCGCTAGCCGCGGCCCGCTCGGGTTATCCCGGGCGGGCCCTTTTGCAAGGACGCCGCCATCAGGGCCTGTCTCTGCATGTCTCCACGCTCAGGTAACTATAGGTCACTATAGGTCGGCTTTCAGGCCGCTAAAATGTATAACCGCAGGTAGAGGTGCCATCTGTGCCACTTGGCGCAAACTCATAATCCCTGGGTTCTGGGTTCGAATCCCGGAGGGCCCACCAGAGAATCAAGGGGCCGGGCAAATAGCCCGGCTTCTTTTTGCCAAAGTTCCCACTCCACATGCCTGCCAAATTGCCTTGATAAACGTTTGCGGTTTAAATCCACGTAATAGTTAATGCTGGTCGACAAGAGACATTTCAAAACTATGTCGGATTACGGGGCCGGGCCCGGACCGGCTGTCCATACCCTGCTTTTCACGGAATGCGCAAGTCGTCTACCTGCGGTTTTGTTTTTACCGATTGCGGCATGCTCGGGGGTTGCCGGCCTAGACCCGTAAACCGGCATAGTTTTGAATTCGCCGGGCGGGCGGGAGCGCGATCGGCCCCGATAACGGTCCCGGCGCCGGCGGGATGGCCGTTGAGCGGATGGCGGCCCG